GATGACGCATGGGCTGATTACTACGCAAAATCGAAATCAGCAGCAGCCGAACAACATCATTGATGTGATCGAGGTGCAGCATGACTAATTTCTTTTTTGGCCCACAGCAAGCACAGCAACTCATTGACACCATGCGCGTCATTCACGGCAACCTGTTTACCCATCAAATGGGTAACGTGTCACCTGAGCAGGTCGAAACTATCATCACAGGCGCAATGGTTGGCGTGTCTGAGGCTCAATTTCACTTTGGATTAGCCCAACTAAGCACACAAGCTTACTGCCCATCTATAGCGCAATTTAGAGCGTTATGTGTATCTGGTTCGTGGTGGTCAGTTGATGAAGCATGGGCGCGTGCATGTGAATACACCAAAGACCGCAACAAGAACAAGATCACCACACTGGCGAAATACGCACTGGAGCAAGTGGAGCACTTGATCACGATGGGCCAGATGCGTGAGGCACAAAGTCAATTCAAGGGTGTTTATAACGCCAATCTACTCAAGGCACAGGTTAGCGGTAAATCACAGGAGTTTTACAAAGCACCTTTGCAGATCGGAACGAAGCAAATCGCTGAGGAAAAAACCACGGCACAAAAAGCGGGATTAAACAAAGAACAGCAGTTGATTTTGACTATGGCTAACCGATTGCGTGAGCAGGGCATGACACCAAAAGAGGCGTTTGTTCAAGCACAAATTGCAATTCGTGGTGAGGTTAAGAAAGCAAACAAGTTTGAACATGCTGAACACGACTTGGAAATGAAAGCTGATTCTGATTATTGGCCTGACCCGTTTGACAACTTTGAAGAATACAAAGCGGCTTTGCAGGCTGAACAAAAGCCATTGCCGCAAGCGGTGCGTTTTTTAAGTGAAAAAGGCGGTGCAGCATGACCAGACTCGAATATTTATCACAGTTTAGCAATGCGGTGCTCAGTCCTGAATTAAACACGTGCGAGATTCCACTACCAACACACGGCTCAGGCTGGGCTTCTATCTTTGATTACAACCAAGGTGAACTGAGAGAGTGCGAGATTGAATTTCGTAAAAAGTGGTGTGAAGAGCAAATCGAATTGATCGGTGAATTTGGTGCGGTGTTAGGGGGTGAATCATGAACATTAATAAATCAGAATTTTTAGGCTTAGTCAGAGCAGAAAGTGCGGCACGTAAATCAACTGCTGTACTCGCTGAAAAAGAAAAACTGCGCAATGAGATTGAAAGTGGACTTGAAAAGTTTTTAGCAAATGGTGGGGAGATTAAGCAACTCAAAGGCACTGAGATTAAACCATTGCCGCCGCGCTCAATTGCTGAATCCAACAATCACGCCAGTGTAATGCAGGTTGGTGCGTTAATTGATTGGTGCAAAAAGGGTCATCCGCGCAGATCAAGACGTCTGGCTATCGCAGAACGCACAGGATTGAGCAAGAGCAGGGTTTCGCAATGTTTGTCGCCTAGCTCTAACAGCAAGCTAACAAAACGCGAATACGCGCAAATTAAAGCGGTTTTACAAGACATTGAAGATGCGGAAATGGAATGGGAAGTTGGGGGTGGGGTGTGATTAAGGAAAATATCCACATCTTTGACCGGATGATGCGGGTTTTGCAGATTATCCGCGATAACAAGATGGTGATTACATCAGACCTAGTTAGTGTTTTCGGCATGAGCAAGCGAACCGCACAGCGTTACATGTCGCAACTTGAGCAGCTTGGCTATGTTCGCTCACTGCCATCTGAATTTGGTTATGAAAAACGATACTTTTTGACAGATAAAACAAAAGAAATATTCGGAGTGCAGGGATGACAGGATTTACAGAATTGAGAGATCAGGCGAATCGGGCGACTGACTTGCAAGAAAAAGAACTGCTGCTAGAGCAACTTGAAGCGCTGCATCGAGCAGCAGATGAAGAAAGCAAATTGCATGAAGATTTGATTCGTGGTGATTGGAGAGTTTGGAATGAATGAATTTAAATCGTGTCCAGTTTGCCAAGAGCAACAAGCCAAAATTGATGAGTTGCAACGCAGAAATCAGATGCTTAACGACAACATAAAAGAGCAGGGTCAAAAGCTAGTTTATCAAAACGAAGTGATTGAAACGCAAGCTGAAAAACTGCTTGGTTTAAGAGATGAGAAAGCAGGGCTGCAAAAGCGGGTGGATGCTGCAAAGCAACTAATTGAAGATTCAAATGAGTGCTATCAACAAGATCATCAGAATAAATTTGAATATTGGCGTGGGTTTGCAGACAGCGCAGGAATTTTGGGAAAAAGATTAGAGCAAGCGCTCAAAGGTGATGATGAATGAGTGAGATAGATAGCACTTTAAACAAACGTGGCGCTCGATATGGCAATTATTCCGATGTAGCGGGTACAACTCAACAGCTAATGACTATCGTTGAATGTGGCGCAAACTACGAGCATTTAAACGCAGAGCAGAAAACCAGTCTTTTTATGATTTGCAACAAGATTGCTAGAGCCGTGAATGGCGACCCTCAATATTTTGACAACTATCGCGACATTGCTGGATATGCAACTTTGGCAGAAAGAGCGTGTGAAGCGGTGCGAGGTGACAATGCGTAGAGCCGCAAAGGTTGATGCAAATCAAACTGAAATTGTAAAGGCGCTACGTCAGGTTGGGGCAAGTGTTCAATCGCTTGCTTCAACTGGCAAAGGTGTGCCTGATTTACTGGTTGGTTTTAGGGGTAAGAATCTGCTTCTCGAAGTAAAAGACGGTGGCAAGGTTAAGTCAGATCGAAAGCTCACACCTGATCAGGTCGAGTGGCATCAAGGTTGGCGTGGTCATGTTGCAGTGGTCGAGTCTGTAGAGCAAGCAATTAAAATTTTAGGGGAATAGGGATGAATGCTGCGACAGAGTTAAAAGTGAATTGGTCTAAGCGTTCAGCGCACCAGTGGCTTGAACAGTATGGCGCTTGGGTAAGAACAGTAAAAACAAGCGTGTCAGCCAATCCGCTTGCTATCTTGATTGACCAAAATGACAAAACAAGAATACGTGCAAGCAAGGTGTCAATTCCAGTTGAGATTGAAGATTATGAAGCGGTGCGAGTTAGCAAGTTGTTAGCAAAAATGCACAATGATAGTCGGGAGTTTATGCAGGAAAGAGCTTGGTTTTTAATTCTTTTTTATGAAAACAATTGGTCGTATTTGAGTATTGCAAATGCTCACGATTGCAGTAAAGCAAAGGTACGCGCTGAGATTGACAAAGGGCTTTCGTATCTTGATGGTGTGATTGAGAATTTGCCCTATTGACAGTGCAGCACACTTCGTTTAAATTTGTGTTAAGTGGTCAAAGTCAACTATACGCACTTAACCACGAAAAGCAAATGACAATCAGGAAAGACTGGTAATTACCGTAAAGGCTCATCGAAAGGTGGGCTTTTTGCGTTTTGGCGGCTTCCTTTATTCGTAGTGGTTCAAATTGAATGCCGCCATCCATATTCTAAACCTCTCGAATTCGAAACCTTTAAAATCATATCGAGGAGATGCTCGACATGCTCCGATTCTTAAAACGCCTATTCTGCTTCCATGAATATGACTATGAGTCAGATATTTTCATTCAAGTAGAATGCCGTAATTGCGGTAAACCGAAAAAGTAACCCTCGCCACTTCGGTGGCATTTTGCCGAACGTATTACGGCACTCAACCTCGCTACATACTAGATATTGGCGGGGTTTTCTTTTTATTGGTGGTGTTTATGCCAAAGGATGCTCAATACAAATATTTTGACCGCTATTACAAAGTGGTCGATGGTGTTATTCACACATGGTTAGGGCATTACTGGTATAGAACATGCCTTAATGACAATTGGTTTAGAAAAGAGTTTTTGGTGGCTTTATGACAGACAAGGTGCAAGCGAAAAAAGACTTAGAGTTTTGCAGTGCTGAGCTGTCTAAGTATCAGAATCTCAGTAGATCGGGATTGACGCGGGCAGAGATGCCAGCGATAGACGGCATCATGCGCCGCTTAAAAGATCGTATTAGAAACTTACGGAATGTATTGCTGTGAAACGACCAATGCCGCCTCAAAGCCTGCTTGATCTTGACCCTGAAGAACCAGTGGGATTTGAGCCTGCACACGAACTAAAAGAATGGATTTTAAAAACATTCATTGATGAAGGTGGTGAGCTACACAATCCTGATCACATGCATATCTCGCCGTGGGATGATGATTTATTCATGGTGCTATGGGCATCAAGTGGATTTAAAAAGTCTGAAAAAATTGTTTTAGGTCAGACTGAAAAGTTTGCGCCGATGGCGGGCGGCTGGCGGAAGATGCGTCAAGAAAAACAGATGATTGACTGGTTTGGTTGTGTACCGAATTTCATCATCACGATTGATGCATGGTTTGCACACAATGCCAGTGATACTGATTTTTGTGCATTGATCGAACATGAGCTGTATCACGTTGGTGCTAAAAAAGATGAAGATGGTAATTACCAAATCAGCCCGTCTACAGGTGAGTATAAATATTATTTGCGACCGCATGATGTAGAAGAATTTCACGGTGTCGTTCAGCGTTACGGTGCATC